ATCATTGCTGGCAAGCTTATTAAGTCGTTGCTTAATCTTAAGCTGTAGAGTAGTATTGTTCATTATCCTTTAACGCGTTTCAAGTTAGGGTTTGCTTTTTTAGCAGCAGAAGAAGCCTTACGAGCAGCAGAAGCTAAAATAGCTCCAGCAGCTGCTTTAGATACTCCCTGCTTTTTTGCAATACTTGACTGTACTGCTTTAAATCCTGGATGGCTTCCTCCTTTCTTATAAGAGCCACCACATTTTGCACAACCTTTCATCATAGTACTATAGCTTTAACATTTCCATTTTCTAAGAGCTAACGTTTTTCTTGTAGGCTCGCCGTTAGGTTTCTTTGCAGGTCCTTTTACACCGGACATTCTAGCACAAAAGGATTTCTTTCTAGAGCCACCTTCTGGTTGTGGAGCTTTTAAATTTCCACCAGTTTCTCTATTGTAAGAAGCACGCCCTTTAGCGTTAAGACCTCCACTTGGAGACTTACCTTCTTTTCTTTGCCATGCTGGTGACTTTGCCATTATTTCTTTTTTTTAATAGTTCCACCCGCTTTACGCTGCTGTATTTGTGCATCTAATATTGAAAGTTTGTCTCCTGCACGACCGGCCTTAGTAGCCATTCTATTCCCCAAGTTAAAGTTATTATTTTCAAATGCACTTCTTGCTCTATTTTCCAAATTGGCACTTCTGTTAGTCAAGAAATTTTTCTTAACGTTTTCAGAAAAGGTAGCCTTAGGATCATTTTGTTTAAAAATACCACCTTCATCGTATTTCTTAACAGATTTAGCTTTAATCTTTTTTTCTTGTTTAAGCATTTGAGTAGTAGGTTTCTTTCCAGAACCTTTATTAGCACGGATGTTATCCCAAAGTCCTCTTTGAGATGTACTTCCATCAGCACGTTTAATCATTTCTTTTTTAGCCATGTTATTTTCCTTTTACCATGCCTCCCAGCATTTTAATTTGCTCTTGTGCAAACTTCTTTACATCAGTCATCATCTTAGGATTGCTACGAATTTCTTCTGCACGACGTAAAGTATTCATAGCTGATTCAATTTCCCATTTACGCATCTCCGCTTTATTTGGAGAAGAAATGCTTATTGAAGCAGTTGACTTTTTAGGGGTAGCTACTTTTTTTGCTGCCATATTATTTCTTTTTAGGGAGTTCAACTAAACCACATTTAGAAGCGCCTCCTCCTGCAAATTTAGGAGGAGAGCCCTTCTTGTAATGTACTAAATTTTTAGCTTCCTTGTTAGTAAGGATAGCCATTATTTTCCGCGTTTAGGCGCAGGCTGTGCTTTACTTTTAGCCGGCTTTTTAGGAGCAGACGTCTGAGCAGTTGCTTTAGCATTTCCACCACCAATTTGTGTCTTGGTAGAAGTAGCAGCTTTAACTGCTGCATTAGGATTAACCATACCGCCTGTTTTCATTTTGGTCATGCCCATTCCGCCATAATTCATTTTTCTCATAACAGTAATTATTTATATATATAAGATAGTTATTGATTCCAATATTTCTCTACTTTTTTTAACAAATCTACTAAAACGTCTTCATGAAGAGGATTGTTTAGATACTCTACAGCATCGGCTTGATTACGCCCAATAAGAATGTTCTTATCAGCAGTATATACAAATCCATCAGCTTTCGTCACAATAAATTTATAGAAGGTAGCGTCCTTAACAAGTGCCTTTAACTTAAGTATTTCCATAGCTAGGTTAGCAGAGTCTAAGAACATTTGTGCGGCACGGTTAGCATTCTTTTCAGAACCTTGTCCGCTAATGAAATTATCCATGTTATCATAAACAACATCATTAGGCGTACTCTTTCTATACTGCGCGCTGGCGGTATCTACAATTTTAGCAACGTAAAGAAGTTTATTTGTATTCTTATCAAACAACTTCTGTAGTTCAGAAAGAGCTTTGTTACGTAATTTCTTACTCTCTGTTTTAGTTGAAACAGTCTCAACGTGTCTGTCTAAGAAGAACTTAGGAACAGGCATCTTTGATCTAGCGTCATCGTAGCTTTTTGCTATGATACTAAAACCTCCAGCATTAATAGCGTAAAGTTTTACCAAGTCATAAGGATCTTTTGGATCCAAGTAAATTGGCTCATTTCCAGCTTTAATTTCAATCTTTGACCAAAAGGCATCGTTATCTGGTCTAAGTAATTTTATTTTATTCCAGAATTCTTTATCATCAGGATCAACTACGTTAGCAGCTAATTCTTTTTCAAGCTCTGCTACTACCGCTCTGATTTCACGAATTGTAGCTTCTCTTGTTTCAGGATCCGGAATGTTTTTAATCTCTGGAGCAAATTCATTAAGTCCTGTTACATATCTCTTGATTCCGTTGAATTCAAGACATGCTAGTTGTTCCATATGCTTGACTCCTTCGTAAAGAGACATACCATATTTCTCTAACCCCATGTTACTAATTCGATCATCGAAGTAGGGTTTAATTGCGATAGGACTTCTTTTAGTTTCAGAGTACCTCTCGACTTTTGTAAATGCTGTTGTCATTTAGTTGGTTTTTATTAATTGGTTTTTGTAAAGGTAGTAAAAAAGGGGGAGATTTTAGCCTCCCCCCGTTTTTACAGATTATTTAAGATTAGAATGATCCGCCAGTAACTGGGTTACGCATAACGATTTTCAATACTTTGGTCGGGTCTTTAACCCAGATCGCAGGCATGTTTTGCGTCATGTATACACGGTATCCGTTGAATTGTCCAGAAGACGCAAAGCCTTGGCTACGTCCCATGTAATCCATAGTTCCGTTTTGGTACCACCATTTCAATTGGTTATCCCAGTTAAGTTTCAACAAGAAGATATTATCGTTAGTGTTATCGGTAATATCAAAGATGATGAAGCTATAAGAAGACAATGGGAAACCATCAATGATTGGGTTCTCAATATCGTTAGTATGTAAGTTATCGAACGCTGGGTTCAACACGAACTTAACGTTAGCCAAGAATGGGATAACATAAGAAGTGTAAGCGAATCCGAAGTTCAAGTCCATACCTTTACCAGTGATTGCTCCGATGTCAGCAGCTTGGATCAACAATCCTGAAGACATAGCCTCACGTGCGATTGCTGCATTAACCATACGCATACCCGCCATACCTGTTTGTACGATAAGCTGACGCTTAGGATCTGGACCTTGGAAGTCAACCTTACCAGCGTAGAAGTTGTACAATTCAGAACGGAACAAATCTAAGTTGAAACCAGCCTTGTTGTATACGCGCTTGAACGAGTTGTCCAATTGCTTCCAAAGACCGACAGATAAACGGATATCATCTGGACCGTCTTGACGAACGCGTCCACCTTGTCCCCACATTAAGTAGGTTTCGATATCGCTAGCTACTTTGCTCAAGTGAGCTGCTTCCATAGTAGTCAAGAAAGTACGAGATAATGAACCATTACCCATAGCGCGCTTAACATAATCCTTACCCATGCGAGAAACCATAGTATCTAGGTTAGCTACAGATGGATCCAGGTTCTTGTCGAAGTTACGCCAGATTTCAGTAACAGGTACAGTACCGTCAGCATTCATTCCGCCTTTGATCATAAGATCAGCGCGAGAAGATACAGAATAGTGTACGTGTGCTTCAGCTCCTCCTACGAAGTTGTAGAATTCACGGAAACCGGTTTGTGTAGTAATGTCAGAGAAACGCTCTCCGTATTCTCCACGAGCAGAACCTTTACGGAAGATTTTAGTACCTGGAGCAAGATAGTTAGTTGATAAAGCAAAAGAGCTATCATTGTTAACTAATTGAACTGTGTACAAGAAACCATCTCCTAGAGGAATGATATCATCTACAGTGATGTACATCTCAGCACCGTTGTACTTGTCATAAGTGATGATATCACCATGTCCAAATTCGCGACGTGAAATTTTAATTTTGAACGTTTGTCCATCGGTACCTACTGACTCGGCACCATTCAATTCTACATCATCAACAATGTAAGGAAGATCTAATACAACCGGCGTCTGCCATTTGTATTCTCCTCTTGCATTGTCTACATTAATTACGTTCTTTCCACCAAAGCTAGACATTTGGTACAAAGGCATTTCTACCTTTTGTGCCATTGCCCAAAGATCTACTGGTCCTAAATCCATAGGTTCAGAGTTCTTGAGCATGTTAACCAAGTGGTAAGAATCTACGTGTGAACTAGCGGCGTAGTTGGTATCTCGTAGAAATATACCATTGTTTAAAACTGGAGTTGACATGTTTATTTATTTAAGGGTTAATTTTATTATCGTTTAAAGAAGTTCCCATTTCTAGGTATCCTTCTCTGAGTTGTTTCTTCTTTTTCCACAACCGGAGTACTTGTAGCCATCTTAGCTTGTTCAGTCTTAAGCTGACGTACTGTTTTCTCCACTTGTGCTGCTTTACCTTGTTCTTTTACTTTCGATTCGTATCCTTCCTCGTCTGCAAGTAACCAAAGTACTTTAGCAATTTTATTATAGTCAGGCTCAACGTACTGGTACTTTTCTAATAGATGGCCTAATAGATTAGTTTGCTTACCTGATATAGACGGGTAACTAGGTTGTACTAATCCCGTATAGATCATATTCTGCGTACGCTTATCTAACTTAATTCCATTTAAGTCTGCTGCTGCAACTGTATTATATACATTTTGCATGTAAGCCTCAGAAGCCGCTTGTTGTTGTCTCTTCATTTGTTCTTGCTTGGCAAGTTTTTGAACTACAACTGACTCCTGCATTTTATCCAACTTTGGCTTAAACTTGTTAGCTTTTGATTCCAAGTCTCCACGGTCTCTCCAACCATCGATCTCTTCTTCAATATCCTCTGCTGTACCAAAGTTAGTAGCACGTAAATATTCACGTACAATTTGTTCTTGGTCTCTTTCAGAACTTGGATCTAATTCACGAACTTCTTCAGCTTGTGCAAGGATTTTAAATAATCCTTTTAGATCTTGGCCTCCATCAGCTACATATTTAGCAGCATACTGAAGTTCTCCTGGAAGAGATTCGAAAAATTCTACTGGAGTTTCCGCTCTTACTTTGTTCTCAATATCAGCAAAATTTGCTTCAATAAGTTCTTCGTAATCTTTAAGCGTATACTCGTCCATAGGTTTTTCATCCTCAAACGGAACTAACTTACCTGCTTCTATAAGTTTGTTAACTAGCTCAGCCATTCCGCTTTTGTCAACCTTTGGTCTTCCACCTTTTGGTTTATCATCAGCATCTTCTTTTTTTCTAAAGTCTCCATCAGGATCAACTTCGCTAATTACATCATCTATAGATGCAGTTTCTTTATCATCATCGCCTTCTTTATCATCGTCGGCATTGTCAATAAAACTGAGGTCTGTTTTAGCTGAACTAAACACGTTCAACTTTTTCTCCTCTTCTGGAAGCATAACGTTTTCTGCTCCCGGGGTTCCTAGAATCTCATCTAGGTTCATCTCTACTTGTTCAATAGAGGTAGTTTCTGTATTCTGTGTAGACATATGGTTGGTTTTTTAAATTCTCTACAATATTAATATACGCAAATCTATAGTTTAAACTTTAGAAATTAAGACGTTAAAAAAAATATAGTTGACTTTATAGCAAAAGCTTACTTTTTCTTATTCTTTTCAGTTGACTTCTTGTCAAATTTGTTCTTATTTTCTCTAGCAATATCTAATTGTGTCTGCGCAATTCGTAGTTGTGTATTAATTTTCTCTTGTTCTATACCCATTTTATCACGATGCTCTGTCATTCTAGAGACTTCTTTTTCTCTTTGAAGGTTAATATTATCGTTCTGTTCTTGAGTACGGGTAATTTCTTTAAGGGCATCTTGGTAATCACTCTGCTGATTTTGGTTAATATCTACAGCCGCTCCAAAACCTGCTGATTTAATTTTGGCTTCGTATATACGGTTCTGTCTATCTTTCTCATTTTCAGCAGCTTCGAACTCCATCTTCTGACGAGCTTCTTCCTGCTTACCTTGAATCATTTGTTCTTGCATCTGCTGCTGTTGCTGCATCTCTTGCTGACGCTGTTGCTGAGCCTTAGCTTCAGTCTTCTTAAGTATCTGCGTAACGTCAGGAATCGAATCAGCCATGAGTACGTTACCCAAATCATAAATGGAAGCACCAGAAGTGTTATTAGACACAGCCATTTGTTTGAGCTGGTCCAGAACGGCACGATGATTAGCTTTAGTAGTACAAAAAACATTAAGGTCTCTAAGAAGAAGGTCAGTGCCATTAATCTCGAAATTTTTTCTTTCATCTGCTGTAGTAATATATTGTAAACGTACTGATGGTTTGGTAGAGTTATAGTACTGAGCTAGGTCCGTACGCATCGTATGTACGCGAGGCATCAAGTAATCGCAGTGCTGTATAAAGTAAGTTTCTGTTTGAGCATAACTAGCATTAACTGATTGCTCAACTCCTGTAGCAGTCTGTTGTCCAATCTGTTGTCCTAAACGCTGTGGAGTAATACCTATTACCTCAAACGCTTGTGATTTAAAATACTGAGCTAATTGAATACGAGACATCAAACGATTAGTTTGCTCTAGATCCAACTTTTGATAGTGCTGGAACGCTAAAGGATTCTCTGTATTAGAAATAGTAGTATCTAACGGAAGCATCTGGAAGTTCTTCATAGCCACATATGCTTTGGCTAAGTTGTTCTTTCCCCAGTCTTCTCCTAGTGAATGTCTTGGTAAAGCATTCTGATCCAGTAAGATAACTGTTCCTAGTTCATCTACAAGAATGTCAGCAATCTGGTTATTTACAATATTGTATCCAATCTGGAACGGCTTCATTAAGTCTACTAGAGATGTAGATCTTGTATTACGATCCGAGAATACAGATCCTTCTACAGGAAGTTTACATCCGTATAGGCTATCGTCTCCCTTAAATTGGAATTTCATAGATCCAATTTGGTTCTGATTAATACCTAAGTAGATAGGATTAATACCGCCGGGATTATTAGTTCCCCAATATGTAGGGTGGTTAGGCCCGATCTTAACTCCTCCCCATACCTCGTTAATCCAGATCCAGTCAACGTGTTCTCCGAATAATAAATTATCCTTAGTCTTATTTTTAAATAAGTCTGTATTGTACAGAGGCTTATCTGTAATCTTATATGATTCATCTATAAGGTCTGTAGTAACAGATCCCATATCATCAATCTTAGTTAAATGCCCCACCTTACGTTGTGACTTCCAGTAAACTGTAGTAACACGAAGTAAGTTAGTCATACCCATATCGAACCAGTCTTCGCTATCTGAAAGAATCCAGTTAACAATATCTCCTCCACGTAGAGTATTATCCCACATTGATGTATACTGACGGTATCCTAAAGAAGGCATGTTAGTGTTCCAGTCATGAGATTTAGTACCGTCATAGTAGGTACCATCATTTTGATAACCTTGAATAGGGTAACCAGCAGAACGTACAGGATAAATTTGTTCTAATGTTTCCATCTGTAGCTCTGTCATTAACCATCCGTAGCGGTCAATAACATCAGCTACCGTCATCATATCGTATTTACCAACCCATTGACCCTGAGATATATAACGAGCATCTGGAGATTTATGGTAGAATGTAAGAACCGGATTCCATAACTCTACGTCATAATCATCTTCCATCATGCGGAAATGCCAGAACTCTCTATCTGTAATAAGCATGTCGCGGAAGCCACGTTCCTCTAATTCATCCATCTTAAAACGTTCTACGTCTACCTGATGTTGATGCGAAGCCCATTGCTCCACTAATGACTTATAAGATTTAGTAAAGAAGTCTTGTATTTCTGGTAGAGCTTTAACACTTTCTGGAGATAGGGCTTGTTGGTATTCTTCCGAATTAACGTCTACACCATCCTCAGCAAGTTTCATCATTAACTGTTGCTCAGCACCTTTAGTAAGAGACTCCTCAATTTGGCTTCTCTTAAGTTCCATCATCTCGTTATAAGATGTCTCATCGACAGATCTATATGTTATTGCGCTAGAACGTTTTGCAAATTCTGCTACAAGAGTATTAATAACATTTGGGATAATCGGATAGAATTTAAGTTCTAATGCGGATGCATCCTCTTTTGTAAGCGTTTCCATTAGATCCGCATACTCGTTATCCTCCTCTATAATATAATCACCTTTGTCTATAATACCTTTTGCAAGTTTATAGTTCTTCATTAGACGGCGTGCGTTACGACGTACATGTTGTAAGCCCTTCCATTCTAACCAGTCTAGATTCCAAGCCGCCCAGTCTGTATCTTTTTCACTTCTGGGAATAAACTGAATAGGCTGATTAAGAGTACCCATTTTGTTGTACTCTACTTTGGCCCCAGCCTTAATCTGCATTGCGTTATATATCTGCATACTATCTTATGTTTCTAAATGGATTTTTAGGTAACTTCATACCTTCAAATTTATGACCTCCTCCGCCAATATGACGAAAAGGGCTCATGTTTAATTTACTGAATTTATTGGTGCTTTCCAAGTTTTTTGATGCGGCTGTCTCCTCAAAACGTTTTTTATAACCCCTATTAGCTTGTTGTACTTTAGCAAAAGCTACTAAAGCTGCAAACGATACAAGTCTATCGACGTTTACTCCATCTCTATATGCCATCATTTCTCTAAGTAACATGATGTCCGGAATACGTTCTATACCAAATATAGTTTTAACAACCTTACCATCTTCTAAAGTTACTTGATCAAGTTCTTGTCTAACAAATTCTATTGCATAACTTATCATATGGCTTTTAAATAAGGTACCTGTATTACGCCATCCGTATTCCTGAAATACGTTAGCATTAGCTCCGATATCCTTTAAGAATAGAATCTGCTGCCTAGGTACTAGATACTTTTGCTTCTTCCGGTTAATCATATGGGTAATAAACTGCGGAATGTTATTCTCCACAATAGTCCATGCATTATACCATTCTATAATAAGCTCTAACCTCTCGTGTGTTTTATTAATATCATCGAAGCGACCGCACCATGCAGCTACTATCTTATCATTTTCTATAAAGGTCTGAACACTATCTACATCTTTCTTAGTTACTTCAACCGATGTTTTATATACATATATTGCGCACAAGGAATCCGATGTAGTAGTCTTACCTTCTCCCACTGGATCGACAGATGCGTAATACATTCCGAACTCTGGGTTTTCTACAGGTCTATCCCATACTACAAGACATCCTGTTTTATCCTCGGTATTTTTTGTAATAGGAAACTCTCTAATAGGTAATTTATTTGTAGACGTTACTGCCGGATCACCCTTTTCGTTTCTATAGATATCCAAATGCTCTTCGGCATACTCTCTATCTTCAATACGTCGAGTTTGTGCTGTAATAAGATGCGCCGGAAATACAGATACTGATCTAAAGTCAAATGCCTCTTTAATAGTTCTAGGATGCTGGGATATACGAAGCTGAAACTCTTGAGGATCTAACTCTGTTTTCCATTGTAAGAACTGTTCATCTAAAGCAACAAGAGCTTCCTCTACTTGAGAGTTACCATACTTATCTATGAAAGGAGGCATGGACCATTGCTCTGGAATAAATAATCCTGTCATTCCTCTCGCGCCTGTTTCATCTAACAACGTAGATTCAACAGCATAAATGTCATTACCTTCTGGTCGAGTAATCATTTTCTTAAGCGGTTCGCATTGAGATAGGTCTCCGACAGATCCTGCAGCAATAAACATTCCGGTAGTCATAAAACCGGATTTCATAGCAGGGCGGATGTACTCAAATGTTGTATCCATTTTAGGAGCAATACCAGCTTCCTCGTGAAAGAAATACTTACACGGTCCCCCTACCCCATTAGTAGGATCTTTCTCAAAAGACATTCCTTGCATTACGCCTTTAAGACCTACTTCCGATTTACGTCTGTTTATCCCAGATACAGTCTCAATCTTCTGTTGCCACATCATGACCTTGTTAGGGTTCATAGGGCGGTACCAAGCAGTATGTTGATTTAAGAAAGCTTCGTATTCATTTAAGAACTTCCAGGTACCTTTCTCATTAATATAGTCTTTAAGACTAGCTCCCATTTTAAGAGTAACCCCTTCTTCAAACCAGATTTGGTTAAGTAACTTACCAGCATGATAATAGGATGAAGCAATCTGACGTTTCTTTAAGATAGCTACGTGTCTATAATGTAATTCCGCTAGGCATTCATAAAGAGCCATATGATACTGAGCATCTCTAACATCAGCAAAGCCAAACTTCTGAATTTCCTTATTAAAGATGGGTAGGAAGTTTAACCACATATAATAATCACGTGGTATGTACCAGACGTCGTCACCATCTTTATAAATAGCTCCTACGCGACATTTAGTCTTCTGGTCATTCCAGTACATAATAAAATCCTTAGTTCCCTGAGGGGAAGCACAATAAAAACCGCGTTCGTTAAATAGGCGAGCCTGTTCATTAAACTTAATACTGGTCTCAGTGAAGTTATATTCACCTGGTTCTTTAAAAATTGATAATACAAAATCCCTAAAGTCTTCTCTAGTATCAAAAGTAGATACTGTCCATACTCCGTTTTCATATGTAGGAATTTGTATGTCGTTGGTTTTCAGCATGTTATTTACATTTGGTCATAAGCAAGACCGGCTCCTCCACGAACATGACTTGTTTGTTCTTCCTGAAGATCTTTATAAGCGCCTTTATAACTCTCTCGGATTTGTTGGTACTTTGATGCAGCATTTACAAGTGCTGTAATATTACCATCTCTTCCATCGGTTATCTGAGTTTTCTCCATATAAGTTGCAAGATTATCTAGCATCTTCTTGATACCATTATAAGCTCGTGACGTTGGTGTTTCATATAGCTTCTTGCAAAACTGTAGTGCTCCAGGAATATTATCATCCTCTGGACTAAAGTCTGCTTCAATTTCAGCTAAGATAATCTCTTCCTTGTGAATGTCCTCAATATAAAAGAAAGGATTTAGATCAGGATTGGGGCAAGTCATATAGAACAAGTACTCGTAAATCTTTAAGTGCTGATCCGGATACTTATCCATAATATTTTTTAACGTACTTAACGTATAGCAGTGTTCTGTAGGAATCACTTTGTGATTCTGTATATCAAATAGTTTAACAATCATTTTTATCTATGTTATAATAGAAACTATCGGTTTCTTCTGTAATCCATCTATCAGATACACTTTCTACAGATAGTAGAGTTGTATCAACTTTCATTTCTCTTGGATCTACAGGAAAAGGTTTAGTTACCCAATTGCTGTTTCTCCAAAATATTCTGTTGTTCGGCTGACATAATAAATAACCATCATCCGCTACTAAGATATGTCCACATTTATAATCACTTGCCTCATCAGAATAAGGATTATTATACCAGTCAACAGTAAACATATATGTTGCCCAAACAAAACTTTTGTCCTTAAGTATAACTTGACATTTATTCTCTTTGAGATGTTCGTAGGTTGTAATACTTACATTCTCAGAGAAACAATCCCATAACTGTTTCATATGAAAATCTATATCAGCAGTAGGTTCTTTTAAGTATATATCAGATATAGGGACCCTTGATCTTACCATACCATAATCGGTCATTACATGGAAAGTAAGTATTTTAGCATTAACAGATTGAATACCAAAAGCGTAAGCATTATGGTACACATTGTCGTCTTCAGGCTTTTTAGTAAAGTGGGATGCTTTTACTAAACACTTAAAAGACGGTATATTTTCGTTAAGCTTAGGCATTTTCTTTTAGCATGTTAATCACATTAATGACTTCCTCTTTTAAATAAGGTACATCATATTGTACAATTTTATCTACTACAGGCTCACCAAATTCATCGTATAGTACGACTCTATTATCATACGCATCTCTACCGGCCTCTTTAAATACTATATGTTCGATAATCATTTTTCCCGCGCGCATGCGAGGATTATGTTTAAGAATCATATACATGTACAAGCTTAGCTGTAATGCATAATGATTAAGATTGCAATCATCCAAGTGACTGACAGGATCAAGCATTCTATCAGTAATTCCTTCCCAGTTTGTGTAACCCGAAGTTTTAATTTCTTTATTAGTCTTGTAATCATAAATATTTACTATGCTCTTTATTATTTCTACTCTATCGGCTTGACCACATAATCCAGCGCTTTTAAGATAAACCATATGCTCCGGATAGATACCGTCAACAAGTTTTTGCTCAGGAGCTTTTTTAATTCCATCTATTTCAACGGGTTTAAAAATAGGAATAGTAGAGCCATCTTGTTCTATGGTATCACAAGACGTATATGCAGCCTCTCTTTGGTTATGATACCAAGTACCGAGGTTCATAGCTTTTTGTGATTCATTCTTCCATGCTTCTTTAATATCCTCAGGAGACATGCCGAACCATTTGCTTTTTTTCTTCTTAGACGAACCGAGAGCTATAGCATCTGCATCAAAAGCTTTTTTAAGCTTAGATATAATACCTGTTACACTAGTCCATGTAATGTTCTCACTAGGATCAATGCTTATGTAACTATGAGTATCAGCTTTAAATACTATCGCCATTGTTTCCTAGTTTAGCATTTAATACATCCTCTTCTTCCTCAGTCATTACAGCAAACCATTGACCCTTAGGGCATTCTGATGACATGCTACGAATCTTATACTTAAGGGCGCAGCCGCAGTCGCTACAGCAAGGCTGCGTACCCGGCACTAGACATTTATCGCCTACCAAATCTATTAGTGGGCAGTTGTTACATATCTCATTACGCCAGTATGCAATCTTCTCTATTTTTTTGCGAGTAAAATAGTAGTTAAAAACTCCTTCAAGAATGAGCCATTTAGTGCTCCAAACCGTCTTGATCTTTTCTAAGATTTTCATTTTTAGTTGCTTTAAATTGGTGCTTTAAACTTAACTGATCTTCAAGCTTTTGCTTTAAGGAGTAGAATCGTTTTAAACGTTGTTGAGCGGTATTATAAAATTGAAATTTTTTTAAGTTGGCAGGATTGATAATTCTAACGTAGTCTTCATTCTTTTGTATTTCTCTATGAAGGCATTTACTTTTTGTATAGAATACTCCTAGATTCTCCACGTCTATAACGGGTTCATCCATTGATTCTAAGTATTTTCTAACGTTGCTCCAGTAATACGAAACAATATCAGAAACTTGTGATTCTGGTAGACCTAGCTCTTCAGCTACATCTTTATACAGGTTGTTGGACTTCTTTGGGCTCAACGTGTACGAATTTATAGTCCAGCAAAATGTTACCTGTAATCTGTATCTTTAGGTCATCGCTTAAAGATATCTTCTTCTTACTCTTTCCATTCTTAATTACCAAGCTTTTCTTTTCAGCTTTAGTAATTGCATTACGGACTGATTGGCTGCTACCAAAAATCTTGTTCTTAGTAGCAGCGTCACAGAATTCCGTAAGTTCTTTCTCTCCTGATAGAGCTAAGAAAGTAAGGCAGCTTAAGTCCTGATCAGATACATTTAGCGCCTTTAAATGGCAATGTACAGCTAGTTGGAACTTGACAATACTCCATAAGTCCATTCTAACTGTTTTTCGTACCTGATTTACTACAGCCATTATTTCTCTTTCTTAAGAGTTCGTGGAGCAGTAGGTTCTTTAGGACCTTCAGCTGGTGATTCAGGAGCAGGAGCTAAAATCTGAGCAGCGCGCATCTGTGCTACTAAAGCACGTAGACGTTGTTCTTCGATATCAGCAATTAGGGTTTCGTACTTTAACTGTACGATTAACATTTCAGATTGTTCGGCAAATGATGCGATCAATTCTTGTTTTTTAGCAGCCATTTCTTCTGCTGAAACTTGTTGGTTTTCCATGTCTAACTTATTTAGGTTTAGACAAATATATGTAAAAAGTTTAAACTTACAACATTTAAACAAAAAAAAGACCCGCTAGCAGATCTTACGGTATGCTAGGCGGGTACCTAATACTTAAGAGTTAAGCTCGTTTACCGTCTTCTTCTCTCTTAGCCTTTATATATCCTGTTAACTCTGCAATGTTAGTACTCAATTGAGTCATATGCGTAGTAAGGTTATCCATCTTTAGATCAAGCTTCTCGTGTGCAGCCTTCTGATCTTCTTTAAGTATTTCCATTCTATTATAGATGCTTGTCTCTTTAGCCATGAGATCAGTCTCTAGGGAGTCCATATCACCCGTAAGTTTATCTACCTTCCCTTTCAACTTACCTATCTCTTGTCTAAGAGCATAATATGCTGATAAACCTGTACCTATTGTCATCACTATCCAGATAACATCTTTAGTAGTAAATACCCACGCTTCTGCTGATCCCATTATAATTTCTTTAGAGGGTTGATAATTGCTGGTCCCATAGAAAGTGTTGTTCCTACATTATTTAAAGTTACAGCAAAAATAATATATATCGGTTGTGTAATATCAAAAATAGTCGAGTTCGTATATCCCCCAGGTAATGTTGCTGTTGAAGTATTTTGCACATTAGTATTACTTGTAATACGAGTCATAGCATTAGCCGCACCCCCTGATGTAGAATTAATACCAAAGGCATAAGCTGCGGTACCAGTTGAAGCTCCGGCACTTAGTCCACCACCTAATTGAATAGGACTACCTGATAAATTAGTAGTATTGTTCATATAAACCAGCATGCTTGTAGCACCTGTTCCCGCATAGTTTATAGCTGCTTCTACACTTCCAAAATCTTTATTTCCTACATTCCAATAATTACCAATCGTTAACGTATTAGCAGGTATAGTTAAAATCTTTACAATAGTTTGAGTTAATGTTCCTGTTAAAGTTGTAAACGTTGTATCAGATACGGCAGCTATAGGTAACTGATTAATAGATGGTATTTGTATTTGCGTACTCATAATTATGCTTGGTTATAGATTGTAAATATAGTTACACTAGTGAAATAATTAATAACTCTCCACCTGCTCCTGTAGCGTTGTAAGCTACAGAACCTAGTGTATTATTAATAGCTCCGGCATCAAAGTTCATTGTTTCACCAGGTTTTAGTGTAACACCACCAACAGTTGCATTGATAGTTCCTACATTAGCAAATGACATAGAGTATCTACCTGCGGGTATAGTACCTGATGTGCCTGCGGGTCTTAAAAAAGTAGGAGTTCTTTGAACACCTGCTTGATCACTAGCAAGGGCAACTGATATAGAGTTAGCCATTGTCTGCTGACCTTCATTAGGTAATGAAGATATTGCTACAGAGGGTAATGATGATACCGCTACGGTGCCGTCTACAGTAATAGAACCTCCACCATCTGAAATATTAACGTGTCCACTTGCATTTACCTCAATAGTTTGCTGAATTCCACCAGCTGTAACACCTGCTACAAGAAAAGAATTTGGAGGTGCTGTAACCCCATCTGTTCCTACACAATTATCTATAAGTTGAACACTAGTTTCAATATCAGTAAGAATAGCATTACCTGCTTGAATAGCTCCTAATATAAGTGCTAATACAGCAGAAGGATCTGCATATACTAAACATCCTGGAGTAGCTGCCCCTGGAGGAACTACAGGTGTTGTACTACCTGGTAGATAATATGTAATTGGACCCCAAGTAGATGTATCAGGATTCCATACCCGTACCTCTAAATATACTGTATCACCATTACAAGTATCTACTGTAAATTTAGCTTCATACTCTGTACTAGCTTGAAGTGTAGTAAGTATTGATGAAAGTATAAATTCTACATCATCGGTATTAGCATCAATAATTTTAAGTTGATCACAAGTACATTGAAGTCCTTGTAATACTTTTAACTCGTAGTTAAAGTTAGAGCCTTTATCTCCTTCTTTTGGGTTTCCGTTTCCTAGTGACATAGTTTTATAATTTTTTAAGCTCTCTTTGGAGCATCTTGAGGATTTGCATAAAGATTTAACTTTGCTCGTGTATTAGGCTCTACCTTATCCTGATAGCAGGTAGGTTTAACGCCTGGTATAACCTTACATCCTGCAGATTTTATACCAGCAGCACTGTTATAATATTCTTCTAATGATCCTTTTCTTAATGACATATGTTTAAGTTTTATTAGTTAAAGTAAACTAGTGTTTGGTTAGACATAAATTCAATATCTATGTATGCTATTCCGTTCCAAGATGCTCCAGCAGTTGCTACAATAGATACAAAGTAGTCATCAAGACCTGCTATTGTATTATCCAGTACAATCGTTGCAAATGTAAGTGGTATAGCTGCTCCTGTACTTGCGTTTTTTACTAAAGCATTTACTGTAAACTTACCAGATACTCCATTATATAGAGTTACCCCCTTTGCCCCTATTACAGTAGCGTCATTAATTAATCGAAGTTTACTGTCTCCTGAGATTACACCTATTAGATAGGAATAAGAAGATTGGCCTGGTGCATCAAAGTTTACAATACCACCTAACTTATAAGTATTATATGTATCACTCCCGGATACAATAGTATCAGGTAACTGTATAAAATCACTTTCTGCTTCTGGATCTAATATACCCGTTACATAGTTCATTTGAGTACCTGGAGCAGGTACTATAGATGCAGCAAAATCTTCTACGGTCATACCATAAGACTGGTACTTGTCTCCGCGTTTAGCGTAAGATACATTGTTACCAAGAATTACAAGATCTTGTGTAGGATCTTGTACTGTAGTTTTTACTAGTTTGTTTTTGAGTAAGTATACCCAGTTTAATATATCCATGTTAGTTATTTATTGTGTAAAGTTCATAATAAACGTACAAATCACCATCCCAGTTATTAACCCCAGCTATTGTAGGATTAGCGTTATAAAGATTAAACTCTAATCCGTTTGAAACTCCTGTAGCAATTAAATGAGGGATAACATTATCAGTTATAGTGTTTTTGTAATACACTGAGTATTGTACATATACGTTATCTCTGTTAGTTATAGTAAGGTCTAGATCTGGATTATCAATCAAGAAAGAAACTGAACTAGCATAAGCTGCACTAGGCGTTAAAGGAACAGATGTTCCCATATTGATAATATCAATAATACCACGAATAGTGTTTACTGTTACAACACTAGTAGCTGCAATATCTAACTCATAGTGAGCCGTATTAGCAATGAGACCTGCTTCAATAAAATCTTTTGCGGGGATTGCATAAGATTGATACTTATCACCACGCTTTTGGAATGATACATCAGCACCAAGCACTAGTAAGTCTTGTGGACTATCTAGTGTGGTTCTGATTAAGTTTTGTTTCTTTATGCCTAGCCAGTTAAGGATGTCCATATTAGTCTATTAAGATGGGTAAACTCGAATTTCTAGGTTCATACCGTTAGTACCCATTATTCCATTTGTAAGGGATCCGGAACTATTGTAAACATTTAACCATACTTGAGAACCATCAAAAACAGATGATACATAACCAGCACTAGCACCACCTAAGTTTCCATCATTTCCTTTAGTTGCAAATACTACAATTCTATGGTTAGGAATTCCAACGTAACTAGGATTAAATAGAAGAAATTGTCCAGGATTAAACGTAGAAATTGTCCAAGTACCTGCAGTTGTGTTTTCTTTTACTGTTACTGTAGGTGTAGCGCTCCCTACCTGAAAAACACGAGCTATATAAACAAGTGCGGATCCTGCTCCTCCTGGTGTTCCTTGAGGAATACCTAAGTTCAAAGTTTGAATAGGGGATGATCCAGTAATAGTTGCCGTAGCACTAGAACCTGCTGCTAATGTAGTTACACTTCCTATAGATAATACGTTACTTGGACCAGAAGCACCAGTTGGGCCTTGTAATCCAGTAGCACCTGTAGCTCCAGTAGCTCCTTGTGCAGCAAGTAATGCCCATTTTGTAGGATCCGCTGAAGGTACAGTAGCGGTAGGACCTACGTTAGCAATACAGAACCATGATGCTCCACCGTAACCTACTGCGTCATCTATTACATAAGTTCCTGAGGCAGACCATGCTCCTTGCCAGTTTAATCCGGCAGGACCCACAGGACCGGGTGCACCAGCGGCTCCGGTCGGACCAGCAACTCCTTGAGGACCGGTAGGACCAGCGGGTAAGGTTGCAGCAAAATCATTAATTTCCATTGCGTAGTTTTGATAAATATCGCCACGCTTATTAGCACCTACTTTAGCACCAAAGATCATTAAGTCTTTGTTGTTATCAATAGTAGTACGTACAAATTTGTTTTTAGCTAGATATAGCCAGTTTAGAATGTCCATGATTAGATTAGATTAATGGATTAGTATATAGTATAATATAAGAAGTATCTGTAGGATAACCAAATTATTCTTTTGGCTCTTCATATTGTTGTTTATTTGTTATAAATTGTGAAGGCCGTACCTGGGTCTGTTTCAAGCAAAGATATAAAATATTCTAGCTTAGAAACGTCTTGAAAATCTTTTA